GCTGGCCCGCCCCGGGCGGCGGCGTCCACCACGTGGAGGCCGATCTGAGGGAGGTGGCTTGATGGCCCGCGCCAGGGTCCGCTACGTCCCCAATCCGCGCCTGTACGAGCAGTTGGCCCGCTCGTCGGGCATGCGTGCCGCGTTGATGCAACCCGCCGAGCGGGGCGCGGCCGTGGCCCGGTCGGTCGCCCCGAAGTACACGGGCCCCACCTACGATCCGGCGGTGCAGCGGCACGGCGAGTACGCGGAGAGCATCTACTCTGCGGCGTCGATGAAGCCGAACGGCTGGCGTGCCGAGTTCGGCGCGACCGCCAACTGGTGGGCACAGGTCGAGTTCGGATCCGGACGCCCGGCCACATCCCGCGACCGGCCCCAGTCCGGCTGGTCCCCGAAGACACGCACGCTGGGGCGTGCCCTGGACGCATTGAGGAGTACCTGATGCCCCGCATCAAGCTCGCCGGCTGGTACGGCGACAAGCCGCCCGGCTCCGAACTCGACGTGGATGAGGTGCAGTTGAAGGCGCTACGCCGCGACGGGCGGGTGGCTGGGGTCGTGGAGGACACGACGCCCGAGGAACCCGTTGCCGCCAGCGAGCAGCGGCAGACCGCTGAGGCCGCGGACGAGTCCCCGGCCGGCCGCCGGAAGCGGTGAGCGGCCCGCATGTGGCGGTGATGCCGGACGTCGAGCAGGTCGCTGTCGCTTACCTCAAGTCGGTACTGCCGGGCGTGCATGTCGGCACCGAGTGGCCGGCCGACCTGCCGTCCAAGCTGGCGGCCAGCGTGGTGGCGGTGACGCTCGGAGGCGGCGGGTCCCGGCAGAAGTACGTGACCGCGGACCGCACCCTCGACATCGACGTGCTGGCCGCAACGAAGAAGCAGGCTCGCGACCTGGCTGCCACCGTGTCGGCGCAGCTGATCGCCGCACAGGGCAGCGCGCAGGGTTCGGCCCGCATCTACGGCGTCGACGAGACGTCGGTGATCTGGCTGCCCTACCAGGCAGCCCCCGAGACGGACCCCACACCCCGCTACGTGCTGGTGATGTCGCTGGTGGTCCGCCCCGCATAGCAACACCAACCCGCACCCCCCTTTTCCCATTCACCCGGCGGCGCGTGCCGTGCGGGTCCTCGCTATGCCTGGAGGCATCCCGTGGCAAACGACGCCGACAACGTGCGCGTTGGTCTCAACGGTTCTGTGTACGTCGCCCCGAAGGGCACCACCGCCCCCGTCGACCTGGATGCGCCGTGGGACACGGGCTGGGTGGACCTCGGCTACCTGTCCGACGACGGCGTCGAGATGGAGTACTCGACCGACACCGAGGACATTGCTGCCTGGCAGTCCCTCAGCCCCGTCCGCAAGGTGCTGACCGGCGTCGACATGACGCTCGCCTTCACCGCGATCGAGCTGAAGACGGCAACGATGACGCTGTACTTCCCGTCCGCGACGATGACCGACGTGTCGGGCACCGTTCACAAGCTGTCCATTCCGGCGGCGCCGACGCCCGACGAGCGGGCGATCGGCCTGGAGTGGGTCGACGGCGACATCAAGAACCGTCTCGTCATCGCCCGCGGCGAGGTCACCGACCGCGAGTCCATCACGATGGCCCGTTCCGGGGCGGTCGGTCTCGGCATGACGGTCTCTGCCTACGCCGATTCCGCCCCGGAGATCGCCGTGTGGCTGTCCAACGACCCCGCATGGGGCGCCGCCGCCTAACCCCCTCCTTCTCCCCGGCAGGCACGCACGCGGGTCGCGCCTGCCGGGGTCCAACCCGCGAACCCGCAAGGAGAACACCATGACGACGACCAAGAAGACCGCCGCACGTGAGCGTGTCAGCCTCGATGCTCTCGCCCAGCAGAAGCGCGATGCCCTCCCCGAGCCCACCGACTACGAACTGTTCGGGGTCGAGTTCACGCTGCCCCCGATGCGCGCCCTGCCCTGGGAACTGCAGGAGAAGGTCGGAGACCTCAACGACACCTTCGGCGTCATGACCGAAGTGCTCGGCAAGGACAAGGTCAAGGAGATGTACAAGGCCGGCTACCAGCTCGGTGATCTCGAAGTCATCGCCCTGGACTGGCAGAAGCGTGCCGGGATGGAAGCGGGGGAATCCGCGGCCTCCGCCACTTCCTGACGAAGTACGGGGAGGCCGTCGAGTGGGACATGGCCCGGTATTGGCCGGGCCGGTCCCTGCTGGAGCTGTACCGCGGCGAGATGTCGTGGCGTGAGCTCAGGGTGTTTCTGCGTCATCTGCCCACCGAATCTGCGACCTCGCGGGCGGTGCGCGGCTCCACCGCCGAGGACGACGCGTGGACGCTCGAGCGCCAGTTGCTGGCGGGCGTCGTGGACGCGGTCAGGGAGAACACGTTCGCCTCGGTGAAACTGCACGGCGACCCGAAGAAGACGGGCCGCCTGAAGCCGCCGAATCCCATTCCCCGGCCGGGGGTGGCTGAGCCGGTGAACACGAACAAGATCCGCTTCGGTGGCCGTCACGGCTCCGGAGCCAAGCAGTTGGCGCAGGTCTTCGGGAGGCCCGCCGCGAGCCAGTAAGGGGGGTGCGCGGTGGCCGGTTCCGGTGGTGTGCTCGTCGGACGCGGATACGTGTCGATCCGCCCCGAGTTCGAAGGCGACTGGTCCCGCTCCGTCAGCTCCCGCGCCTCCAGTGCGGGACGCTCCGGGGCGGGCGCCTTTTCGAAGGCGTTCGGCGCCGGCCTCAAGGGCATCGGGGCCCTGGCCGGTGTGGCGATCGGCGCCAACCTGTCCTCGGCTGCCGCGGGGGCGGCTGTGCTCGCCCCTGCCCTGGCTACGGCCGGGGCGGCGGCGGGCGCGCTCAAGCTCGGCTTGTCCGGTGTCGGCGAAGCATTCAAGGCGGCCTTCGCCGACACGTCGGGACAGGCGTCCGCGGCGGCGTCGGCGACCCGGGCCGTCGAGTCCGCGCAGCGCGGTCTGGCGAAGGCGCAGCAGGGACTCGCGGACGCGCGCGTACAGGCGGCCGAGCGCATCAAGGACGCGCAGAAGGCGGTCGGCGAGGCCGAACAGAGCCTGGCCCGTGTCGTCGAGGAATCGGCGCAACGGCAGAAGGACGCCCAGCAGTCCGTGCTGGACGCCGAGCGGGACCTGAAGGACGCGCAGTCCGACGCCCGACAGGCACAACTCTCGCTCAACGACGCCCGCAACGAAGCCGTCCGCTCGCTGCAGGACATGAACGACCAGCTCGCCGGGGCCCGCCTCGACGAACGCGAGGCCGTCATGCGGCAGGCCGAGGCCGAGAAGGCTCTGCGTGCGGCACAGCAGACTCCGGGCACGACCCCGGAGCAGCTCGCCAAGCTGCAGCTTGCCTACGACCGGGCCGCGCTGAACCTGTCCGAGCAGCGCCGCGAGACGAAGGAACTCGCGACCGACACGGCGAAGGCCAACAAGGCCGGGGTCGAGGGCTCGACGCAGGTCACGCAGGCCAAGCAGCGCATTTCCCAGGCCAACCAGACGGTCGTCGACCGTGAACGGGACCTGACGAAGGCGCGCGAAGAGCAGCGGCGTACCTCTGTCGACTCGGCGCGCGACATCGCCGACGCCCAGCAGGGCGTCGCCGAGGCGCAGGCCGATGTGGCGAAGGCCCGCCAGGAGGGTGCCCGCCAGGTCCGCGACGCCGAGCAGGCAGTCGCGGACGCGTCTCGGGCCGTGGCGGACGCACAGGCCGCCGCGACCGCGCAGACATCCGCCTACGCGCAGGCCATGGCCAAACTCGCCCCCAACGCACAGTCGTTCGTGCGCGCCGTGCAAGGCCTCGCGCCCGCCTGGAACGCGATGAAGATGTCCGTGCAGAACCGGCTCTTCGAGGGCCTGGACAGCACGGTGACATCGCTGGGCAGGACGACGATCCCGATCCTGCAGCGGCAGCTCACCGCCACGGCCGGGGTCTGGAACGCCATCGCGAAGAACGCCGCTGGCGCGGTCACCGAGATGGCGAAGACGGGGATGCTTGACCAGATCCTCGCCGGGGCGACGAAGAACCTGGCTGTCTTCCAGAAGACGCCAGGGCAGATCGTCACCGCGTTCGGCCAGCTCACTGTCGCCGCGCAGCCCGCGTTCAACCAGCTGCTCACGCAGTTCGCCGGCGCCATCACCAGCTTCACGGACGGGATCGCCGCGAGCTTCCAGTCGGGCGGCCTCGAGCAGGCCATCACGACCGCGTTCGGGATCCTGTCCTCCTTCGGGACGCTGCTGGGCAATGCGCTCGGCGTCGTCAGCGAGATCTTCAAGGCTGCCTCCGATGCGGGCGGCCAGATCGTTGGCGTGCTCGGAACCGTCCTCGGTACGGTGCGCGACATCCTGGCCGGGCCCGAAATCCAGGCCGCGCTGCGGACCCTGTTCGGGTCGGTCGGGCAGATCGTGACCGCGATCGTCCCCGTCATCGGCTCTGTCGTGCAGGCGATCGTGCCGCTGCTCGCCGCGATCGCCCCGCCCATCGCCGCGCTCGCGCAGGTGCTCGGCCCCGTGCTGCAGCAGCTGGTGTCGACGCTGGGCGCCGCCCTGATGCCGATCATTCAGGCGCTCATGCCGGTCCTGCTGCAGGTCGGCACGGCGATCGTGCGGATCGTCCAGTCGGTCATGCCGCTGCTGGCACCGATCGCCGCCCTGATCTCCGGGGTGATCTCCGCGCTGGCGCCTGCGCTGACGCCTGTCATCGCGGTGATCAATCAACTTGTCGGCCAGCTCGTCGGCCCACTGTCGGCGGTCGTCTCAGCGCTGACCCCGGTGTTCGTGCAGCTCGGCGGCATCATCGCCCAGGTCATCGGCTCCCTGCAGCCGCTGATCACGCCGATCATCGGCATCGTCGGTCAGGTCGCCGGGCTGCTCGCAGGGATCCTCTCGCAGGCCCTGACCAACCTGATGACCGTGCTGCAGCCACTGATCCCGATCGGCATGCAGCTGGTCACTTCGGTGCTCGGCGCGCTCGCTCCAGTGCTGCCGGTGCTGGGCACGGCGCTGCAGGCGGTGGCTGGGGCGCTGCTGCAACTCATGATCCCCATCGGCGGTGTCGTCACGCAGCTGGCTCAGCGGCTGGCGCCGGTGATGGTCCAGTTGGTGCCGATCATCACGCAGATCATCACCTTGTTCGCCGGCCTGCTGGCGCAGATCCTTCCGCCGCTGACGCAGACGCTGATGATCCTGGTGACGGCATTGAATCCGCTGTGGCCGGTGCTGGCGCAGATCGTCCGTCTGGTTGTGCAGCTCGCCGGTCAGGTGTTGGCCGCTTTGATGCCCGCCCTGGCGCAGTTGATCACTGCTGCAGTGCAGCTGATCGTGGCTCTGGCGCCGATCCTCCCACCGCTCGTGAAGATCATCGCGCTCGTCGTGAAACTGGCAGTGAAGGTGCTGTCGTGGC